TCCTTAAGCTGACCGGTCAGGTTGACGATCATCTTTCCGTCAAACTGGCGTTCGGTGGTGATGCTCGTCAGCGTGATACGCGGCTCCCATTTCAGGATCGCCATGTAACACGCCACTTTGATTTGCAGCTCCAGCGCAGGGGTCTGAGGCTGGTCAATCATGGCGGATAACAGCGAGCCATAATCACGTCGCATCACACGTGACCCGACAGGGGTGCGCAGGATATCGCCCACGCTCTGTCTGATGTGCTCCGCGTCCGTGATGGCCCGCCCGGTGTTACGGTTCATACCGAGATAACGTGTCGTCACTTCGTCCCCTCCGTCCAGCTTCCGCCACGCTGCACTGCACCATGACCGTGGTCGTCAAGCTGCACACCGTTAGACGTAAATGCCCCGCCGCTGTGCTCGATATCGCCGCTCATCTTTCCGCCCTCTTGCACCTCAAGCGTCGCGGTGATCAGCTTGTTGGTGCAGACCACTTCCGGCGAGTCGAGCGTGACGCGGGTCGACGCTTTCACCATTACCACCGGCACGGTTGCGGTGATGGATTCTGACGCGGTGACGTCGGCGGTTTTAATGCCGCTTACGGTCAGTGCGCCGGTTTCCGGCTCGTACTCCATCGCGGCACCATCCGGGAACGACACATGCCAGGCATCAGCCGAGGCCGACGGCGCGGCATGGTCATCCGAAAAGATGGCGGGCAGCACAAACGCGGTGTCGAGCTCGCCGCCAATGGCGAGGATCAGCACCTGCTCACCCACGGAGGGAGCCCACCATGTACGCGAGCGCCCGGCCCGGTGCGTCAGCCACTGGAGCCAGTCGGTATAAATGCCGCCGGTCTGCACACGGCAACGACCGGCGTTAAGGTCGGTTTCGACTATGACACCGGTGCGTATCATGTTGCGAAGTGCGCGGGCGAGTTCCTGGATAGTTGAAAGTGTGTTCATAGCGGAAAGGATGCCGCTAGGCTAACCTAACGGCAACAAGCGGAGCTTTAGTGGTTCATGGCACAACAAGGATATTTTAGGCTTTTAATTACAAAGGATAACTGCTGTATTAATCATTAATAAATACTGAAAAGCATTCTTCATTAACGATTAGTCTATCTCCATCCCAGAAAGATACATACATGTGATGTAGGCCCTTGTATGAAGTGTCTTCCCAATGACGAGAAAAATATCGGCCTTCTGAATATGTTGCATTCTCGTACTCTTCATGATTGCCATTAGCAGTAGCTTTAGCTGCTTCTTCTCCAGTATTAACAACCCTAAACTTAAATTTAGGATTGGCAAAGGTTTCAGTGGTGTAAAAAAAACCTTTAAATGATATCCCCATTCCCTTCTTTATTACTCTTGAACACTGAAAATAGTGATCTTCCGAAGGATGCTCTTTATTATTTTTTAAAGTAGCCTTAACAATTAGCTTTTTATTATTAGAATTGACCGGCAACAAACCATAATATTTTTCATTTTTGAGAACATATTGCTTATAGTTTATAGGAGAGCCGGTTGCATCTTTATAATTTGGAGTAACATACTTAATAGGAACCGTCTCGCCATTTTTGACTACACTTTTAATATCTAAATAACTCTCATCAAGACCTAATAACTCAGCCAAGCTAGCACCTATCATTATGCTATTTTTAGGGGCTTTTTGCTGAAGTTTCGCTGCTACATCTACAAAAAAAGAAGTTGCTGTAACCTCTTGGCTATTCATGTAACCATATTTTCCCCAGACCACTTGTTCATTAGGGCCGTAATCAATTCCAATTCTGATACCAATGTTTTCGTCCACTCCTAATTCACCTAGCTTTGGGATAACCACTCCCTTGAACATTTCAATTAGAAAAGTTGCGCAATTCAAAGCGTCGATAGCACTATCTGCAATTCGATTTTCAGCTTGGTATTTATTACTTCTAAAAAATGCCATAACAGCATCACCCATTATTCGATGCACGTGCCCATCGAAAGAGATAACAGTTTCGATGGCGCATCTAATAATATCATTTTTTATTCTGAAAACATTTTCTGGCGAAAATACCACACCTAACTTTGTAGAACCAATAATATCCATAAACATAGTTACCGAGTAACCATTTTTTAATACCCCCTCATCGATCTTTTCAAAATCGGGATGGCAACCAAACGTGGGACTAAGGGGGCCATGCTTACCAAAATTTTGCCGAACTACTTCTTTTACCCCATAGCTATTGTTATCAGCATTTATTCTAATACTCTCTTGCCCAACAGACGATTTTACAAAACCATAAGGTGTATGCTGAACCCCTCTATCAGCATTTAAGTCCATTGTTGATTTGTTCGCTGATTCGAATATTGCCTTATGCTTTGAATTAGATATAATCCGATCCAAGCTTTTATCCAGGCTTGAGTAGATATCTTTAATTGACATAATTCACCCTTAACTATTTGCGAGAATAATTACGTATATTGAAAAGCCAAGTAAATACGCCGCCGCCTCCAGACAAGTAATTGCTAAAATTTGTCTTTCATACTTAACAACTAGCGCCTTAGATAAATTATGATTCAAACCCATTAATTGATTTAACAACACCTTAGAAGAAGTTGAATTAAATTGGCTTCGGTAATCATCTAATTGGCTATAGTTTTTGGCCACATCAACAAATGAAAATGTATTGGCACTTTCGCTTTTTTTTATATATGGAGTTATACCATTAAGTGAAAAAAGCAATGACCCAATCAGTAAAAAAATTATTAACACCATCAAAATAACCAAAAATGCTTTATCGTCTGCATTATGAACAAATTGCAATATCTTATCGGAATTTATAGCAATAGCGGCTATAAGAGCAGAAGATAAGCTTAATAAAATAGTAGACTTCGTATTAGCGGAATTTAAATAAGAATCAGTTCTATTTATAGTTTTAATCATTAATTCGATTTTTTTATTGATCGTGCTGTCAGTAGCTTTACTAAACTTACGCACCTTTCCTCCTGAGATTAGGATAAATCTGATAAATAATTAATGATCGTATTAGAGATAAAGTCAATATCTTGCTGTGAGAAACCTAACAATTGTCGAGCCGGATATTTTATTATTTTACTCTTAGGCCCTACTTTTTCTTTCAAACCAAAATGATGCACCTGTACCAACCGCTGCACCTTACCGGTAAACTCCACCGCCGCCGCGCTTTCGTCTGCTACGGCTTTCATATAGCTACTGGTGCGCAGCTTCGCGAACATCTCGCGCTTAACCCGGCCCTTTTTCCCCCTGATGGTCTGCGGGCGGCGCTCCTCGTAGGGCGTGCCATCCGGCGCACGCTGCGCCTTAATCCGCTGTTGCTGTTGCTGGCGCAGGGTCTTCGCAATTTCAGCGCTGAGATTACGACGTCCCGCCGGTGACAGGGCGGCAATCAGCGCGGCGAGCCGGTTTTCAAACGGATTTAACTCACTCATCCCATTTACTCACCAGTTCGTCACGCATCCAGAGCTCCATCGGGCGCGCGACCGGCTCCGGCGGGGGCGGTTCCGGGATATTGTTGATATGCAGCGCCGCACCGACCTGCTTCACCAAGGTGCGCTCGGTCAGCATCAGGCTGATACTGATGTCTAACGAGCTGTCATTGTTGATATCTGCAATCCACGTAAAGCCCTTTTTGCGACCCTCATCGGTGGTCATAATGTCGGGCTGATACTCGCGCAGCCAGGCCAGCACCGGGACAAGCAGCAAATCCAGCTCGCCGGTGAAATCAGTCACCACCACGTTAAGCGTGTAGCGCTTCTCAAATGACAAAGACGTCGCAAGCGTGGAGGCAATCTGCCCGCTATCCACATACAGGCGCAACATATCGGGATTGGTGCGCAGTACCGGCACCGCATCAGTTAGGGTTTTTCGCAGACTGTCGGGCTTCAGCATGTGATTCCTCCTGGCACTGTTTGACAGCTTCTACCTGTTGCGCGCAGCTCTCCAGCGCGCGCTCAAGGTTACGGATATCGGCGCTTAAATCGCCGTTACTGCGCGGATCGCTCCCCGGCATCGGGCACAGGCTCACCGCCGGGCAGGCGTTCCAGACAACTACCTGCGGAGGCGCAGGCGGCGCGGTGGTGCACCCGACGCACAGCATCAGGCAAATCAGCGCTGTACCAGCGGCGAAAGGCTTCATTTTCATTAAGTAACCTCGTGATGGTTTTCTCACGCCTCACCGCCCGGTCACCGGCAGCGGCCAGCTTCTGGCGCAAATCCACCTGCGCCCGTTCGTTTTTTTCCGCCCTGACGGCCACGACCTGAAGCTGATTTTTCGGCATCCCGACCGTGTTTTTCAGTTCCCCGGCGACGCGGTTCGCCTTTTCAAATGACCGGGCAAGTTTGCCGTTTTCATGATGCAGCCACAGCCCGGCCAGCACGGCCAGAACCAGCAATACCGCTAACGTTTTCATAATGCCCCCTTAAGGCAGTAAGCCCGCTCACGCGCACGGCGGTTTTCGAGTCCTTTGTTTTTCACGCCGCTGACATAAACCCAGCGTGATAACTGATCGCACGCCTGCGCCCATTGCTGACGGTTGATGAAGCCGACCAGCGTCGAGCGACAGGCCGCGCCGGTGCCGACGTTAAAAGCGAAGCTGACCAGCGCGTCGTAAACCGGCTGCGGCATCTTCACCGGCGCGCAGACTGCCAGGCGCCGCTCGGTGTTCAGCACATCCGCGACCAGATCCGCCGCCGCCTCGCGCTCGGTGATGTCGCGAACAGGGACGACCCCCGCAGTGTGGCCGATGCCCGATGTCCATACCCCCGCGCTGCACTGGTAGG